TAGTTCATGTTCACCATAGTTCCAAGGAATATAAATGAAATCATTATTGAAACTAAAAACAAAACCCATGCTATTTGTCTATCTGCCATTTTTCTTTCTTCGTGTAATTGTTTTAATAATTTTATCTTGTTTCTGTCTTGCTAACTTCAATGAAACTGGCCCAGCATGTTGCACAAACTTGATACCATTCATATGGTCTAGTTCGTGTTGATAACATCTTGCAGTTAAACCTTCCATTTTCATTTGAATATGTTCGCCGTTTTCATTATAGAATGATGCCATAATCCATGACGGTCTTTCTATTTTAAGATATAAAGCAGGATAGGAGAGGCAACCTTCGTTATCTTTTATCATTTCTGCCGATTGGTCAATAATTTGTGGGTTAATACAGGCAAACTGAAAGTGTTCGGTGCCGATTACAAACACTCTTTCAAACACACCACATTGATTAGCTGAAAGACCTAATCCATTGAATTGTTTCATTGTCATCTTTAATCGTTTAATTAAAGTATTCATATTCTGATTAGGTAATGCGTTCTTATATTGTGGTACTGGTTTGCTTAACATTGGATGATTTTCATCAAACAATGGCAATGGTTCAATCTTTTCTTCTTTTGTAATATTAGCACCAGTATCAATGGTGAATATTTCTTGACTTAATATATCGTCACTCATTTTACAATCCTACTAAAGTTTTTAATCTTCTCAAATTTAATTACATTGTTAAACTTATCTTGTAGAATATCACCTTTGTGAGAAATTACAAACAGGTTGACATCTTCAAGCATATGCAGTATCTTAATCAATTCATCGGTACCATTTACATCAAGGCTTGAATCAAATATTTCATCAAGTATTAACAGATTAGTATTAGATGAATTTTTAAGTTTAGCAATAGCACGCCATGTTAGCATAAGTGCCATATCAATTCTTTGTTTTTCACCTTCTGAAAAGTTATTATAGGTAAACTCATCACGGTGCCTTGATTTAATGGTTTCTTTGAATGATTCATCAAGGTTAAAGTTCACAAAAAAGTCTAATGATGCCAAATACTTGTTCACTAATTTATTAATGATTGGTAAGTATTGTTTAATAATCTTTGTTTTAATACCAGTATCTTTTAATAGACCAGATGCCACTTCGTAATATGTTTTCTCATCAATTAATTCTTTAAGTTCTTTTTCAGCTTCATCAATCTTAACTTTAAGTTCTTCTAATTGTTTCTGTTCGGTGTCTGATATGTCTTTGGTATTTTTCAACTCATCAATATGTTTTTCAATACGAGCAATATATTTCTTTATCTCGGTAATAGATGTAGTGTTGGTTGCAATTTTAATTTGTAGTTCTTGTATTTGTTTTTGTTTATCACTAATTTCATTTAGTTTATTTTGTTCTTCAAGTAATTTGATTTCTAATTGTGACAAACCAACGGTACACTCTGTAATCTTACTTGTTAAATTACCAATTTCTTCTTCTTTGAAATGTTTATCAATGGCTTGTCGGCATGTAGGACAATTATCATTATGTTCAAAGAAGTTGACATCTTTCTTATATTTGTTTAGATTGGTTTCAATCTGTGTTTCTAATTGATTAAACTTTTTAACCTTTTGTTCTGTTTCTAAACGAGATGTCACATCAGCTTGTAATGTATCAATCTTGCCTGTATGTTCATTTGTTTGTGTTTCCAATGTCACAATATGATTTGAATTGTTGGCAATATCTAATTCATATTCAGCAATCTTTTCATCATTGTTTTGTTTTAATTGTTTGATGTGTGTTTCTTTGAGTTCATACTTTTGTTGGCCAATATCAATCTCGTGTTTTTTGGCTATAGATAAATCTTTATTATTACTTAACTTTTCTTTAACCAATCCATTCATAGTAGAGAATATCTGAATATCAAGCAAGTCTTCAATGATTGCTCGTCTATCAGTATTTGATAATTGCATGAATGGAGTAAATGATGCTGAACCTAGAATAACAATCTGTGTGAAAGATTTGTAATTCATTTTAAGAATAAACTTCTCTAGGTATTCTTGGTAATCACGAGCAGCTGCATCCTGATTTAATAATTCACCATCTTGGTAAATCTCAAAAGTATTTGGTTTGATACCACGAATAATCTTATATGATTTGTTACCAGCATTAAATTCAACTTCAACAACAGTATCTTTACCATTGATTGAATTGATTAGGTTAGGTTTAACGATTGAACGGAAAGGTTTACCAAAAAGACCAAAGCATAAAGCGTCTAGCATTGTAGATTTGCCAGAGCCATTTTCACCAACAACAAGTGTGTTACTTGTATTGTCTAATTTAATTTCGGTAAAATAATTACCAGTTGAAAGAAGATTCTTCCAACGAACATAACGAAAGACGAGCATTATTCGGTTGTTTCCGTGTTAAGTGCTTCTACATAGAGTTCACGCATGAGTGTTTTTAGTTTATCACTATTTACATTCAAGGTAAGGTTGTCAATATACTTGCTTAATATAGTCATTGTATCTTCGGCTTGGTCAACAATATCTTGGTCAGTATCAAAACTCGTATCAGTAAAATCTTCAACGATGGATATATCTGATACACCAGCTTTATATAAATTGTCAATCACATTATCAAATAGATAAGGGTTTTGTTTATTAACTACAATCACTTTAACATATGTTTCTTTTAATTTAGAAAAGTCATATGCCTTCCAGAATTCAAAGTCTTGAGCGCCATCATCATAGTTTAATTTATGAAACATACGATATGGGTTTTGTATGAATTCCATTTCACGAGTTGCCGTATCAAAGATATGAAAACCTCGTGGGTCATTATAATCAGCCCAAGTCATTTCATTTGGAGTGCCAACATAATAGATATGACCATCATCTGATTTGTGATGGAAATGTCCAGTTAATACCATATCATACTTGATAAGTTTGTTTTTGTCAATACCACCACGACAAACATTACCACGATCCATTTCAAACCCATCAATCTCAAAATGGCCAAATGCTAATTGCGATTTACTTTCGTTGATTGCCTTAAAGATTGTTTCTTCATTTTCAGGACAGAGCCAAGGAATAATATCAAAAGAAACACCATCAAAATCAATGGTAGAAAAATTATCATATACAGTAATGTTGTCATAGTCTTTTAATAATAGTTGTGGAGAATTAACTTCAAGTGTATTCTTAAATGAAATATCATGGTTACCAAGGATGGTATAGAATGTGATATTATTTTCTTTTAATTTATCAAAGAAGTATTTACGGCACAGATAGAGTGAATTAAAATTAATAAACTTTCGTCTATCAAATAAATCGCCCAGCTGAAACACGGTCGTGATATTATTTTCTTTCAAATACGGAAAGAATACATCATCATAAAACTTCTTAATATATTTGTGGAATTCTAGCGAATCGCCACGCATACCAAAATGGGTATCACCCAATACACATAATTTCATTAATATTTAATTCTTGTTTGATTGAATTGTTGTTTAAGTGTTTCTATTTCTCTTTTGAGATTAAGTTTATGATATTTTAATTTGCTAAGGTCGGCATCATTCACAAACTGACTATATCCTTCCTTAATTTGGCTATCTAAAATTAAATGCTCTTCTTCTAAATCTCTAATATGTTGAAGCAACTTTTCTGTATTCATTTGTATCCTCATATGAAAACGAATTAGGAAATCTGAATCCTACTTCAGCGCACCCACCGATAATAACACATAATAAAATTAAAGTCAAGTGTTTCACAGGTAATTATAGGTCTTCGTTAAGAAATTGATCCAATCCTTTAGCCTTACCTTCTTTTTTCTTTTTCTTGTTTTCTTCAAAGTTATGAATGAATTCTGATATGTTATCATATAATTCAAACTGTTTGGCTACACCATCTGAATCTTCTAGTAATTCATATTCATCTAATATGCCGAATTGCTCGGTAGCTTTGTATTTGACATATAATTGTTTCTTCTCTTTCATAATACGGCGAAGAAATGCGAAGTATATGATTTGTGTAAAGTATGCAAATGGGTTCTTTGATTTAGCTGGGTCAAAGTTACGGAAATACATCATACAGTTTTCAATACCATCAGCTATCATTTCATCTCTGAAAGAATATGAAATAAAATTAGGTTTACGGGATAGATGTTCAGCAATCTTTAGAAAACATTCACCAACATAATTTGGAATATTGGGTTCTTCTTTTCCTGCTTTATTTGCCACATCACACTTTTCTTTATACTCTATTAGAGCCTTCAAGAAGTCGGCGTTATTTACATAATGTTTTGGTTTCTTTTCACTCATAATTCATCCTTAATTGCCTCATAATGTGCTTGACTTCTGTTAGTCTAGCGGTGTCCCCTTTGATTGTAATTGCTTTAGTACCTTATCCAATAATGTTAGCACTTTAACACGATACCCAAATCCTAACATTCCTGATTTAGTTCCACTTTCATGTGGAGGTTTTCTACCTGTTGAATAATATTGGTCAACTGTTAAATCAATTAGATGACCTTCTTTATCAACTGCCCACCAATGATAGATACCTTCATCATCTAGGGCACGATATAGTTTAATTATTTTAGTTCCAAATATCTTTTGTAAGCAAGCTGAAGCTGTATGACAATGACCAAACATAGGATTAGATTCATTTCTTTTTATCCATTTCTTTGGTAATAAATCTGGAGTTAAATTATCTAATATCACTTCACTCACTAATTTCAAATTGTCTGGTGTATAATCAAGCATTAATGTAATTTCTTTTTCCTGTCATTAGATGAGTTTTCTAAATTTACCATAATCTTTTCTTTATCTTCAGGTAACATCTCATCTAAAACTTCATCACGATATTCTAATAATTCTTCTTTTAATATTTTCAACACATCATCATTCTTTGCTACTGATATTTTAGCTTGTTCAACCATATTATTATAATATTCAATTAAATCTTCTTTTGGTTCAGCAAATGTTAATACATCGTGAAAAGATATAGTGGCTATATTATCAGAAACTACTTCAAGTGGCAACCATGGTACCATCATCATTACCGTTCCTTTTACAGACCTTTTGACAATCAATGACATAGGATCGTTCAATTGAATCCATTCATCTTTTTCATTTGTAATACAATCGGAAATAAGGTCTTCTCCGTTTTGTAATCGGATAATTTTAACTCTATGTTGTGGGAGTGCTGTCATGTTTTAAGTCTATGTTATAATATTTATAGTTAAACTTTTCATCATCATATATCTTAACACGCTCTATGAAATGTTTCAAGGTGTAATTGGCAAATTTGCCTATACGAAAATCATCAGCGATGTCAAATAAAACTGCAGCTTCTTTGTTATCACCAATTCTTAAACCACGGCCAATAGATTGAAGATTACGAATACGAGATTTGCTTGGTGATGCGAATATAATATTATGTAGGTTGCGAATGTTGACGCCTGTTGAAAAGGTGCCGTATGATGCTACAATGATGGCGTCTTTTTCTTTTTCAGTAATTGAACGGACCGATTCACGAACCTCAACATCAGTTCCGCCAAATACAAAGAATACATGCCTATTTTTTGCATGTTGTTTAATATTAGCGTAAAGGTCTTTACCATGTTTTTCAACAAATTGGAATAAAATAAGTGAGTTGCCTTCTAGCGATAAAGCTAGATTGCGTATAAAATCATTACGAGCTTTGTTTGCGACTATGAAATCAATTTCTTGATTATAATCCCAATCACGAGCCATCTTACATATAGGTTCAGGATACTTGAGAATCAGACATTTAATATTAAAATCTGCTAATTGACCTTTCTCAATTAATTCAGATGTTGAGGTTGCCTTATAAACTGGACCAAATAAACCCTCTAGTACCAAACGATGAGTTTGAGTTCCGTCTAAAGTTCCTGTGGTACCTATTCTATATTTAGAATTTGAGCAACCTGTGAGTATCGTGGTAAGTGATTTAGCTTTGAATTGATGTGCTTCATCGCCCAAAACAAAATCAAATTGTTCAAAATACTCTGCTGGATTTTTGTAAATGGACTGCCAAGTGGTGATGGTTAGAAAATTGTTTGTATGCTTATCTTTACCAGAATATTGACGATGACAATATCTATCAGAATCATAACCGTATGATTTGAAGTCAGAAAACATTTGTTCAACCAATGATGTAGTTGGAACAATTAATAATCCTTTTTTGATACCAGATGATTGTAGATAACGGACAATTAAATAAAGTATAAGTGATTTACCTGAAGCTGTAGGAGATAGTAATAATATTCTTTTATTTCGGATAGCATGAATAAAAGATTTTAATTGATAATCACGAACTTCATGTGGAAGATTTAATGTCTTAATAAATTCTTCAGCTTCTACCACAGATAATACTTCGGTAGATATAACATCTGAATCTATCTCAAGTTTGTAACTTCTTTCTTCACAGAACTTTTGAATATAAGGAACTAAACCATGATATATGGTAAAGTTGCGTAAGTCCGCTAGTCTTATCTTTCCATCCCAGAGCCTACTTTTATAAGCTGGAACGAATTGATAACCTGGAACAAAGAATGTAAAGTAGTCACTTAATTCTTGTGCGATGTTTCTTTCACACTCAAACTGAATGAATACTTCATTCTTCTTATGTAGAATTAAATCAGACACCTTGTATGAATCTTTCCCATGCTATAAAATCTCTTAATTGGAATGTTCGGCTATTTAATTCTTTGAGTATTGAACCACACACATCTACGATTTCTTCGTGCATAGCCTTTTGTGCTAAACGACTATTGATGTCAGTATCAGCTTCAATATAGTTATTGACTTCAGCCTTTAAGACATAAGGAAATGGTTCCCAACCATATTGTTTTAGTTGGTCTTCATCTAATTTACCTGTATAGTATTCCCATTTCAAAACTCTCATCTTGTTAAGCTTAAAGTCAGCCTCTTTGGCAAGCAGACGGTGTTTTGAAAGAATATTCAAATACTTACTATGTAATTTGGGTATATCTAATAACGCTTTGCCCGGTTCTGTTCTATCTATATCAGAATCCTTGCGCCACATTTCTAATAATTCTTCAAGTTGTTTCATATAGTTGCTATCCTCCTATTTCAAGGATACATCACTTCCATTAAGTTGTCAAGCGTTTTTTAGAATAATTTCTCTACATCAAAGTAACTATACCGAAATGTAGCATCAGCTGTAATTATGGTATCTGGCGAATCTGTCGCACTCATTACAAAGGTAGAAAGAGTAGTTGGAAATACATCATAGAATCTGAAATTATAATATGGTGTATTTGATGATGAGAGTAATGTAATAGTTGCATCAGAGTATTGTGGTTTTACTGTCGGTATATTTGTTGTATATCTGTTTAATCTATCTAATTTTTTATATTCTTCAAATTCTTTAGGGAAAGTCATAGCACGGATCCAATCGTGAATCTCAAGCCATGATTTCAATTCTTCATCAACGATAAAGGTGATGTTTAACAAATCATAAATTGCCTTTTCGCCAGGAACATAGACATCAACAAACGGAGTGGTTTGTGGAACTTCAGACATTGAAATACCAGGCACACTTAAAGATTGGCAAAAGTACCTGACATTAGGTGACCGACCAAAGTTTAATTGATACTTGTTTGGCTGTAGAAAATTAGGATTTGTTGGGTTACGATTGATTGCTGTCATAATGCTTTATTTATGCTCAAAAAAAAGAGGACTCTTTTTAGGGAGTCCTCTTTGAGATTTACTACTTTTCTAGTCTTTTATTATAGTTATAATTATAAGACTTTTAGATTACATTAAGTTTGCAATCTTGAACGCACGGTAGTAGTTGTTAGACAACACATTCAATGCGCCATTACCTTGTGTAGTACCTTCTGCAAATGGATTAGCAACTAAACCGTAACGAGTTTTGAAGCCAATTTTTGGTTGGAAGTTGTTTGTGTCAACTGCACGAACCATTTGTAAAGGAACATATGGGCAGTAGAATAAACCTGCGTCATAAGCGTTTGAACCTTTGTAACCAACAACTGCAAATTCTGAAGATGCTGATGTTGGAGCATATGGATCAATATACACTTTGATACGACCGAAGAGAGTACCAGCAAATGTATTGCCTGTATCATCAACTGTCAAGTTTACATTTGATTGTAAAGCTGAATTGTAGTCAAGGATACCAGCCATTGCTAAAGCAGATGCAACATCGCTTGAGCAAATCATAACATTACCTTTACCTCTACGAGTTGTTTTAGCAATCGTATTAGCTTCTCTTTCAATTTGGAATGCTAAACCTTTAACTTTTTCAACCATCCAACGACCGTTAGAATCAGTATCAAGGTCAAATCTACCAACTGCTGTAGTACCTACTGCACAACCTGTTTTAGCTGTACCGTAGATTGTTCTAACAACTTCACGGTTGATTTCAGCAAGAATTTCAGCAGACAAGATGTTTGCTAATTCTGTTTCTGCATCTAAACCATGAACTGCTTTAAGGTCTTGTGCTAACTCAATTGAGTATTCAGCTTTAAGAGCTCTTGTTTTAGCAGTAACAGTTACTTTCTCAATTGAGAATGCCATTTCTTGGAATGTTAAATCTTCAGCAGTAGCTGTTGCCATTGCTGTGCAAGCAGCTGCGTTACCAACAAATGTGTTAGCAGTAGAAGCACCAACTGCAAGAGCTGTTTGTGTGCCTAGAGTACCACCAAAACCTGTGTTAGCTTCGTTATAGAAAGCTTCAACTGCGCCAGCAGTCACATTAGCTGTGCTATATGATGAACGCATAGCGAAGATTAAACCAGTTGGGCCTGTCATTGGTTGAACACCGCACACATCGTATGCGATTAAGTTCGGTAATGAACGGCGAACTAAACTGATTAAGATTGGGTCAAAACCGGCAACTGGACCACCAGCAGCAGCTGAACCACCAAAACCGCCTGTACCAGCAGAGTTAGCAGGTGCTGTTTCGTTAAGAACTTGACCTGCTTTTTGCATTTCTTGAGCTTGATTTTCAAGAACAACAGCAGTTACAGCCTTACGATATGGGTCTTTAATTGCAGGTAAGTCAGGATGGTCAAGAACACCTTCCCACTTTTTCTGTAAATTTTCGGACAAATACATTTTTATCTCCTAGTTAAATACTAATTAAATTTTTGTTTTACTAATTGCGTTTGATACTGCAGCTACAAATGGGTCATTGATGACTTTCTTTTCGCCTTCAGCATCTTCAACTGTTTCGTTTAGTTGTGATTCATCTGCTTTTTTAACACCAGATGGGAAATAATTCTCACGAATTGTTTCAAGTTTGTTTTTGTATTCGTCCTCTGTGGAGAATTCAACACTCTCTGCGAGTGATTTGATTTTTTCAACTTGAGTTGCTGTGAGACCTTCACATACTTCACGAGTTACTTCATTTTTGCGTGACTCAACAAGAGCTTTTTTGAACTCTACACCACGCTCAATTTCTTCGTTTAACTTAGCTTCAAGTTCTTCAACTTGGCCAGCTAATTCATCAACGAGGTCAACTTTCTCAGCAGGAACATCAATATAGTGTTCTGCAAATAAGTTGCGTAAACCTGCGATGAAGTCGTCTGTTAATTCTGAGCGTAAGCCAGATTCAATAGCGATTTCGTTGTCTGCCATCCATTGTTCAACAACATAAGAAAGGTAATCATCTACCTTCTCTGTTAAGTCGTTACGAACAGATGAGATTGCTTCTTCAAGCATGTCAGCATATTTGCCTTCAATTTCTTCTTGAATTTGTGAAACACGGTCATTAACACGAGCTTCAAAAATTGTAGAAACTTTAGATTTGAAATCTTCAGAAATTGTAGAATCGTCAGCAAAAAGGGCATCAATGTCCTCTTTCATCTTTTTCTTCATTTCTTCTTTTTTATCCATGTGAGAAATTTCTGCAATTACTTCAACATCTTCTTGTTCTGCTTCTTCTTGTTTAGGTGAAGCATCGGATGGTTTAGTTGTTGGTGCAGTAGCAGATTTAGCTGCTTTAGCGCCGTCAACTTTATATTTGTCATAGATGTCGCCGCCAGCTTTATTAGCGTTTACATCTTGTTTTGGGCCACCTAGGTCTACGACCTGTGTGTCCGCTTTGTGCATTGGTTCAGCGGGTGCGGATTGTTTGCTTGACGCAAGGGCTTCAGCAGCTGCTTCCATGAGTTTATTTGTTGCCATTAGGAATCTCCTTATGATTTCTTATTTATAAAATTAAAGTTTTCTGAGGTAATTTTCAAACAGTTTTAAGGCTACTTCTTCAATTTGTTTTGAAGATGCCTTGCGAATTTGCGATTTTGCACGGTCAAAGTCAGCTTCTACAAACTTGCCTTCAATAAACATCCATTCTTTATTTTCCATGATGCCATTTACAAAGGCACCCGGTGCTGATGGATCCGCAACAATGTCTGCCGCTGTTGCTAATTTTAGGTCATCTTGGACAAGGTTATAACCTTCTTTAGTTGTAACTACTGAACCAAGAGCTCTTGAAGATACACCGATACTTACATCATTGTCAATAAAGTTTTTAACGATTTGACCGTATGGTGTTTCAAGGATCAGAGCTTTACCATAGAATGTATTACCATCTTCTGATAGTGATACAATCTTATGAGAAACTCTTTCAAGATTGATTGATGGTGTGTCAGGATGGCCTAACTCACCTAATGCACGATTCGTTTTAATATATTCTTCGTTGTAACGATTTACCTCACCACGGAGAGTATCCATTTTATACATTCTGTTATTACGATTAACAGTATCACCTACAAGGAAAGTACCTTCAATATAAAGATGCTTTTTACCGTTTTCAGAAGCCTCTGTGATGTATTTTACATTTTCTACGGTTTCTCTAATAAGTTTCATTTTTAGAATCCTGTTAATGGTGTTGCATAAGTTGTTTCTTTTGATACTTCTAATACTAATGTACCGCCGGTATTAACTGTAATCACAATAGACGAAGTGCTATTGTTTGCAATTGAATAACCATAATCGTCAAGGCGCATTTCACCTGCACTATGTAAAGAGGCAATTGGCACAGAATTTCGGACAATTTGAATATTGCCGTTTGTTGACCAATTCAATCTTTTAATGTTTGCAGCTGTTACAGTTTCATTAGCATTTGCAGCTAAGTTAGCTAAAGCAACCGTAGTTGTACCTGTTCCTTCAACACGAATAATTGAAGAACTTCTTATAGTGTTAATAATTTCAAATGGCATTTTATTTTAGTCCTAATCCGGCTCTTCTTCGCATAGACATCTTTCGTTTTATTAATGTCCTACGAAGTTTTGCTCTTCTAGTTGTTTTCCATGACCGTTTTAATAAACGGGCTTTTCTAATTCTTGTTGTTGCTGGTATTCGTCTAACGGTGTTACCTGATACACGATACCCTTTTATACCTGAACGCCTTCTGTTCTTTTGAACAACAATTCGCCCTTTAGCATTTCTTCTGATTCTACGGCGAATCTTTTGAATTCTTCCCATCTTAATAATGTTGGGATTACGGCGAGTAGCTTCTTCAAGCTCTTCT